TAATAAATAAAATATAGGGAGGTACCCCCTCCCTTTAAACCAATTAAAGGAGGCAACAAGATGTCAGAAACTAAAAAGAAAAAAGTAGCAAGCTATAGCGATTTAATAGCTTCAATGGGATTAGAGAAATCAGTAGTATCTAAAGATTTAAAAGGTAAAACTGTACTAGTATATGGTGATAATAGAACAGGAAAAACTAAAGAATTACTTAAGTTACCTAATCCAATATATTTAGGATGGGAATATGGTATTAACGCAATACCAGGAATTCCTTTTGAAAGACTAAACAAATGGTCTAAATTTAAGAAGTTTAATACGAGCTTACTTAAGAAAACAAAAGATTTTAATGGAGAAATAACTCTTGTATTTGATACTATAGACGAAGCTTCACTAAAGTGTGATGAATATATATGTCAAAAACATGATGTTGACACTATCGGAGACGGAAATGGTGGATTCGGATTATGGAAAGAGTATTCTAAAGAATTCTGGTCAGAAATTAATAGATTAACTGGAGCTGGATTTACTGTAGCTTTTATAGCTCACTCAGGAACAATTGTACATAATAAAGATACAGATGAAGAATATACTCAAATCTACCCAGGTAGAGACGGACTAGTAGATAGAAAGCGTACTATTAATCCTATCATTGATGCAGTAGATATTATAGGATACTTAAAATCTAATGGATTCGATGAGAATGAAAAAGAAATTCCTAGTTCAGCATTTTTTGTTAATACTAAAACTTTCAAAGCAGGAACAAGATTTGATTACTTCCCAGAAGTAATGGAAGTATGGTCAGCTGAGAATTTAATTAAGGGAATAAAAGACGCAGTAGAGCAAGAGGAAAAAGTAACAGGAATTGAAAGTGTAACTTTTGAAGAGCAACAAGAAGTTATTGAAGAAGAGGAAATGACTTATGATGAGATATTAGCAGCAATTAAACCTATCGTAGTAGCTATGAAAGCGACTGATAGACTAGATGAATATCAAGAGATAGTTTCTAAATATTTAGGAGATGATGCTAAGGTATCAGAAGCTAAAAAATCACAAGTTGAAGCTTTAGATATGATTTTATCAGAGTTACAAGAATTAGATATAGAAGTGAAATAATATATGGGGAGATTAATTTCTCCCTTAACTTTTAAGGAGGTCAATTATGGCAAGACAATTAAAATGTCCTAGATGTGGGACTTTGAATGATAAAGAGAATACGGTAAAAGATAATGGAAGATATTACTGTCCACACTGTCATGAAGAAAAATTAAAAGATGATGCCTTAAGAAAACTAACTAAGAGTTATAAGAAATGTGATAAATGTGGTAAAGAGTTTAAGAAAGATGATATGGTACAGGTGGGAAGCAAATATAGATGTGAGAGTTGTCAGAAAATTCAGGAAAAGATAAATGATGACAGGTCAGAACTTTATGATTATATATGTCAATTGTATGAAACAGATGTATTACATCCACTAATCCTTAAACAAATGGAAGAATATAAAACCCAAAGAAAATATAAATATAAAGGTATGTTATTAGCGTTAAGATATTTCTATGAGACGTTAGGCAATACTACAGAAAATTCTAAAGGAATCGGAATAATTCCTTGGGTATATGAAGATGCTAAACAAAATTATATAAATATGAAAAATGCCAATAAATCCTTAAATGAGATTGAAGGAGATTTAGTTGAGGAACAAATAGTAGCAATAGAAGTTCCTCAGACAATAGACTTTGAAAAGATGGAATTAATAAATATAGATGAATTATAGGAGGGTTAATATGGCAAAGAATAAGATAAAGAAAACGGACTTAGTAGATAAAATGGCTATATCTCAAGTGATAGGTTGTTTAATACAAAAGCCAGAACTATTATCTGAAAAAGATGAATATAACATAGAGAAAGAAGACTTTCCTGAAAGATTTCACCAAATTATTTTTGGAGTAATAAATAATCTTTATGTCAATGGAGTAAGTTCAATAGATTTCATTACAGTAGATAGCTTCTTGAAAAACTATGATGCACAATATAAAATTTTTACAGACAATCAAGGGATAGATTATTTAGAATCTACTGCGGAATTAGCAGAGCTAGATAATTTCTACTATTATTATACTAGAATGAAGAAGTTTAGTATCTTAAGAACAGCAGTAGATTTAGAAGTAGGAATAACTTCTATATATGACCCTAATGTAGTTGATTTAACAGAGAAAGCAGAAATGCTAGAAGAATTTGATAATATGGATATTAATACAATGATAGACCTTTTAGAAGTTGGAACTATAACTTTAAGAGAAAAATACTGTACTTCTATTGACTCTTACGGACAAGATGCCTCTAAAGGTATGACTGAACTAAAAGAAACGCTTAAAAAGGCTCCTGCGTTAGGGTTACCTTTGGAAAGTGAGATATTAAATACTATTACAAGAGGAGCAGTATTGAAAAAGCTATTCTTACGTTCAGGTTCAACGGGTACGGGGAAAACAAGACTATCAATAAATGATGCTTGCTATATCGGAGCTACTCATAGATACGAATTTAATAGAGATGGTACAGGAGAATACGTAGAAAAGCCTTTCTCAGAGCCTGTAGTATTTATTACAACAGAGCTAGAAGTCGATGAAATTCAAACTATGATGATGGCTAACATTTCAGGAGTCAATGAGGAAAAAATCCTTGATGGTAAATATGAGGGAGATGAAGAAGAAAGAGTTGACCAAGCAATAGAAATATTAGACAACTCACCTATCTATATCGAACTTTTATCTAACTGGGATTTAGACCAATTGATGAATAAGATAAAAGAATATAAGATTAAGAATAAAGTAAGATATGTATTTTTTGATTATTTACATACCTCAGTTAAAATAATGAGTAATTTACAAAAAGAAGCAGGAATGAAACTAAGAGAAGACCAAGTATTATTATTGTCAGCAGATAAGCTTAAGAACTATTGTAATAGGCATGGACTATTCCTTAGTACAAGTACTCAGCTAAATGGAGATTGGAAAACTGCTAAAGATGCGGATGAAACTTTATTAAGAGGTTCTAAAGCAATAGCAGATAAGGTTGATATCGGAATCATAGCTATGAAAGCTACTGCTCAAGATTTAAAAGCATTAGAAGGAGTAATTAAGAAGAAAGGTCTTAACCATGAAAAGAACACTCCTAATTTAGTATATCATATATTCAAAATTAGAAGAGGTAAATTAACTAAAGTTAAATTGTGGTTACATTCTGACTTAGGAACTTGTAGAACTACAGATTTATTTTTAACAGATAATGACTATAAAGTAATAAAAGTAACTGGAACTAAAATAGATAAAATAATTGATGAGAACAGTATTGATATCAATGAAGTAGCAGATATTGAGGAAACACCAAAAAAGAAATATACTAAGAAATAATAACAGAAGGAGGTCACTCATGATTGATAAAGATGTATTAAAAGAAGAGTTAACATTGGACGATATTAACTTAATACTAGTCAATGATTTAGGTAGTGAGCCTCCTATTTCTATTAATAGAGCCGAAGGAATATGGGCATATCAAACAGTATGCCACAATATATCTGGAGGAAAACATAAATTATATTATTATAAAAGTAGTAAAACATTTCATTGCTATACAGAATGCGGAGAAACTTTTGACATCTTCGAATTAGTCTGTAGAGCTAAATTTATTAGAGGAAAAGATTTATCTTTTGGAGAAAGTGTTAGATATGTAGCAGAGAAAACTAATAGAACAGCCTCTAATGTAATTAAAAAACATAATGGATTAAATCCCGATGCAGATATTATTTCTGATTGGGATATGCTAAATAAATATAAAAAGCATAAAGATACTATCAATGCTAAAAGAAAATCTCAAATATTAGATATATATGACCCAATAGTATTAGAAAGGTTTTATAATGTATATCATAGTGATTGGCTAGATGAAAATATTACAATGGAGGCTATGAAGGCTTTTGAAATATCTTTTCTTCCAATTAGAAACCAGATTATCATACCGCATTATAATATACATAACGAATTAATAGGAATAAGAGCTAGAAACCTAAATGAAGAAGCTTTATCAAAAGGATATAAATATGT